CACCAGGATTCAAATCCAATGTTGACGCTTTACAACCAAAGCAACCTTCAACATATTCTGGATGTGTTAATCTTCTATGTAAACTCATTTAGTCCCCAATGCTTTTTCAATTCTATCAATGGCATCTTTAACAGATGTACCACCATTATTACTTAACTCACCGTCAAGTCTGTTAAGTCTTTCCATAACACCAGGAACAGAATCTCTACCTGGACCACCAGGCTCGCCTTCCCAATCGCGGCGAAATCTTTCCAACCATTCCATCATAGAACGAATCCTTTTCACCGATGGTGCAATCACAAAATATACAGAAGCAATCGCGCTTGCAGTTGCGCCTGCTATCAAAACGTTTTCTATCATCCTTGGAAGTTACTCTCAGTAATGCCGATATTTGCTGCAATGAGTGCAGACTTTTGATTCTCGGTAACTTCATACTCGTGTCCCCCAGCGTAATATTCTGAAGATGCTTCTATTTGGTCAGTAGTAGGAACTCTAAACCTTTTATAAGTAGAACCAATTTTTAAAACACTAATCCCACGTAACAATTTATAACGATAAAATAAACCAAAACCTGCTGGTCCTTCATTAACTGTTGGTGGAAAAAATGTTGGCAATTTACTCTCCTAATAAGTAAAGCCCCCAGTTTCCCAGGGGCTTTAATTTGTTTGAATCTAATTAAGCAACGTTAATGCTTGAAGATGATTCAATTCTGTATAGTGCTTCTTCACGATAACGTTTGAAGCCTAATACTCCGTACCAACCAATTGGGCGCAAGCGCATCAATTTGTCAGTAACGTTTCCAATCACTACATGTGGTTCTTCAGCAACTGCTTCCGCAAGTGCTTGTTGACCGCAAACTAGTGTACGGAATACACGTGCACTTGAACCACCATCGGTGGCGTTGTACAAGCGTGGTGATTCTACGAAGTATGCACCTTCGTATGTACCAATTTCTCCTGCCCAAATTTCGGCATTTGCTTGGTACTCGTGAGGCAATCTCCAAGAGGCTGAGCCTGATTCTGCACGAAGGTCGTGTGAAACTTCTGGATGTATTCCAACCCAGTATAGGCTTCCTTTACGAGCAACTGCTTTTCCTGCACGCAATTTTGCAACAGCAAGACGAATGTCTGCTGATTTCAAAGTGTGTCCACCAGTAACGTTTGTTGTTGCTGTTGCACGAACACCTGAAGCGTTGCTTGCGTAGATTACGTTTGTTCCACCACGAAGTTCTGTTTGAACAATTTCGTCGATAGAATCAGCCATGTTGAACGCAACAATGTTTGCAATTGCTGGGTCAACATCTGCTAATGAGAACAGTTGCAGTTTACGTGTGGTAAGAACTGCGTTACCGTATTCGTTAAGAGTTACGGTTACAGCAGTTGGAGTACCAATAGCCACGCTATCTGGGTCAACTTGTTCTGATAAAGCAGTTGTTGCTTTTGACATATCGTTGTAGATTTGAAATACAACGGATGAGCCAGGCATTGATTGTCTGGCTGGGCGTTTGTCTGCCACTGAACGTAGTAATGGTTGAGAGCGAAGTGCGAACTCAACAAGACGGTCGTATGCTTTTTGTACGAGACCTGCACCATTGGATGGTGTGAAGGCTCCTACGTTGTTTGCACTTGCATATTGACCGCCACCAAGACCACCGTTAGTTGTAGCAGCACCACCTGAGAGGGCGGTATATACTGTTGACATATTCGGTTATTTCCTTAGTTAGTAGTTATTACGATTGTGCTCCATTAATCATGTTAATGATGTCTTCGGCACTTGTTGCTTGGTCGATGCGTAGGAAATCGTCAACCCCACCTGCTGAAATTTGAGAGTTAGCAGCAATAGCATCTATCTGACGTAAGGCAGCAATGTCAGGAGTTACCTCTTGCTTTTGCACCTGTAGCCCAAATACTTCTGCATTCTCTGTAACCCAGTTATCTATTGCTTCAGGAGAAGCATCTAAATCTGCTGGGATAAAGTTCGCAATCTTAGGATTAAGATTTCTTTCCGCTAGGACTGACTTGATAGAATTAGTCCTTTGAGAAGACTTAATGGAATTTAATTCATCCATTAATTCTTTCAACTGTTTGTCTTTCTTTTTAGTGGCTTTTCTTAGTTGTGAAACTAAATCGCCACCAGTTTCTTCGGACTCTAACTCTTCGTCGTCGAAGTCCTGATATACATTGCTCATCGCAATATCTCCCATCGTTGTAGTTTCGCAAGCCACACTCATATTTGGGGTAATATAAATGGCTCTTGCTCCCAGTCTTTTAACTCACCACAGGGCTGGTCGGTCTGTGTGTGGTCTATGTGTTAGAACATTCCTTTAGTGCCACCACTTAATGATGACTGGGATGTTCCCGCTCTACCTGAAAAAGATGATTTCTCTTGTTCAGTTAGTTTCCTACGTCTTTGTGAAGCCAAACCTTGGAACTGTTCTGCTTCTAATTCTGTTTGTAAACCTGTAACATCTTGTTGATAAATAGAACCTAATCTTTCAAGACCTGTTTTTTGTTCAGCAATCTTTGAATAACCTGTTCTAGCAAGACTTCTACTTACACCCATTGCTTGTAATTCTTGTGCACGTTCAACACCTGTGGTTAAACCAGCACGTGCTGCTTCAGAAGAAATTTCTGCTGATGCAAGTTTACGTTGCAATTGTCCAGCCATATCTGCTGGACTTGTTCCAGTCAATAAAGTTTTAGCAAAATCTGTTGCACCCAAAGTTGGGAAGTACTGAGTCAACTGTTGCTTTAATACATCATCAGCGTTCATTACACGGTCATAAACATTGGCTACACGGTCAGTCACTTCAGCAAGTGAAACATCTCCACCAATTAATTTAGAATAAGTATCACGTGATGCCAGTTCTCCAAGACCATATTTTGTTAAAACTGTTTGATAGTTTCTTTCAAGATTAATATAATCAGAAGGAGTAGGTGCTGCTGCTTTTTTACCAGAAGCAATATCAGAAGCAAATGCTTTCTTATACGCTTCAATACCAGCAAAGCGTTCTTTAAACTCTGGTGTGTTTTGTAATTCTAAAGTAATAGCAGTTCCTGTGTAACCTTGATTAGCAACAAGGTCAATTAATCTGTCAGCAATAGATGCTGGCATATCATAATCTTCAGCGTACTTACGTAATAAATCAAAAGCACTTTGACGTTGTGCTGCAGTTGCTGCGTCTTTATTTGATTTAAGTAAAGCATTCTCTGCTCTCAAAGCATCAAGTTGCGCCATAATTAATGGGTCAACAACAGGTGGAACTACTGAAACTGAACCAGTAGAACCTGTATTACCAGTAGGTAATTTAGTAACTACTGTAGTTCCAGGACCTTTAGGTATATTTGCACCAACAGCATTACCTTGTGCTTGTAAACGAGCAGCATCGGCTGCTTTACCAGCAGCAATTGATGCATTTTGTTTAGCCTCAGCAGCACCTGCTTTAGCACGTGCCTCATTACGAATTTGCTCAGGAGTTTTAGGTTCCGTTGGTCTAGGAGTTGGTCTAGGATTTGGTGATGGGCTTGGTGTTCTTTTAGGTGCCATTAAACTTCAAACCCCCATTGACGAAGAACTGTGCTAAACGTACCTAACAAATCATCTTGAGCATTCCGCGTATATTGCCAACGTGGGTCTTTCTTTAACGTACGAGAAAAATCAAACGTGTTCATACCAGAAGACAACGCTAATTGAAGATTAGGGTCATCTAAATCAATTGTATTAATATTAGTTTCCAAAACATTAGACATTGCATATTTGTAAGGTTGAGCAATCTCGGCAAGAGTTGCACCAGATTTAAATCTGTCAGCAAGATTAGGATACTGTGAAGCAGCCATATTTCTAAACTGACCAATAATATCATCTGTTGTTCTTAAACCATTAAGAACATCAGCAACATAAGTTTTAAACTCAGTAGAATTAGTATTTACTTTGAAACCGTAATCACTAATACCTTTAGCGATAGTTGAGGCATAAGTTCCTGCTTGACCTCTAACATAGTTAGAATCCATTTTAACAGAATTAACAATAGCCGAAGTTAAATCAGCATCAGATAAACCAAATAACAAAGTTTGATTGGCTAAATCAGTTAACTGTTTATCATCTAAAGTAGCACCAATGTTTAAAGCAATCTTGCGTATACGAGTAAGTTCATTAGTCCTAGACTCATTATAGGTAGCCTTATCTTGGCTTAAAGAAGAAAGAACAACTTCACGTATTCTTTCACTATTACTTTGCCACCACTTACTTGATTTTAAATCTGTGGCAATCTCTTGCATAACGCCGTCGCCTTGCTTGCCTTTATACTTTTGAAATATTGCGCCAACTTCTGGATTAACAAGTAATGCTCTAGCAACAATATCTGAAGTAACATTAATAGAACCAGTAGCACCAGTTGCTGTCATAGCATCACCTTTAAATGTGCCCCAAGGGGATTCGGAAATAGCAGTTTTTAAATTATCAAAGCCTGAAACATTTTTAAAAGCATTTATTATAGCAGAGTAATCATTATTTTTACTTTGCAAAGTTTTAACAGTAGCATCAACACCTTGTTCAAAAGAATTATATGCTCTAATCCCACCACCACTATCAACAGAATTAGGTGAGTTCCATTTAGTATTTAAAGGATTAAATCTTTCGATAGCAATAGCGCGGGTACCTTTTTCTTGTACAGAACGACTATCTTCTTGTTGCATCCAACGAAGCATTGCGCTAACATTTATTTCATTAACAGGTGCACCAATTCTAGTTAAAACAGCAGAAGCAAACTTTCTTTTCTCTGCTTCTTTATAAGAAACCGCCATTATTTATCACCTGGCTTAACTCTTCTTGCACCTTGAGCACTTAATTCATTTAAAAGAATATTCACAGCACCATTAAAAGTTTCATAACCACCTTGGCCTAAACCATATTCGGCTGCGCCAGGTTGGGCTGTAGCGTAATCTTCAGCAAAACTATTTAACTCTTGTTCATTAAATCCTGGTTGATTAATTTGAGTAGCAGTACCAGATAGGTAATCCATGCTACTTACATTAGGGTTTGCTCTAGCGTATTCGTTAGCAGCAGACATGAACGCAAGTATTTCATTTTGATTAGGGGTTCTACCAAGGAATCTTTGGTAACTTGAAATTGCTGCTTGTTCAGCAGTTAACTTACCTGGAAGATTAACAGTCTTAACATCTTCGCTTCCAGCAAATGCTGCTGTTGCTTCTTCAATCCAACCATCAAAATCTAAAGCACTTTTATTTTGTTGAACAAAACCATAGTTAGCAATTGATTGTGTTTGCAAAGCAACTGCTAATGCTGCTTGCATATCAGCATCTTCAGCGTCACCCATGCGAATACTTTTTGCAGGGTTTTGAACTTGTGCTTGATTATAGAAACCACTTTGAAATAGTTTAGATTTTAATTCTTTAATTCCACCAGCAGTTTTTCTTGCTTGGTTAATAACATTTGTTACTTCTGTTTCAGCAGAAACAACCTCAAAACCTTTGTACTCTCCACCTTGTCCACCACCATAACCAAAACCTGAGAAACCTGTTGGTTTAATAACAACTTGTACACCAGCAGCGTCATCACTTGTTGCTTCAGGGTCAATGTATACAACACCTTGTGGACCAACTAAAATTTCTTTACCTTTAATAATGTCAGAACGGCTAACATTAAATCGTACTTTTTGATTAGGAAGAGGACTACCATCAGGAAGTTTATTTGTTATATCTTGTTGGGCTTTAAGAAACTCTTCTTTAGTGCCAACAGCACTTTCTCTTTCTTTTGTTTTATTTAATTGTTCTTGAGCAAACTCAAAAGGAACAGTTACTGATTCTTCTTTACCTGTTTTTTTATTATATTTTATTTGAGCATCATCAGGTAATTCATCTAAAGTTACACTAATACCATAGACGTCTCCTAGACGAGAACCAACAAATGCTTGTTTATTCTCATCCCACTTCAGTTCACGAGTTGCCATTAACCTAACCTAACGTCTTTGCTGTAGTTTTTTAATATTGGTAAAAAGATTGCATTATTTGCTTGACGAACATTAGCATCAACACGACCCAATGCTGTCAAATCACGAATTGCTAAATCTCTAATCTCACGTTTATAAGCAGTATCAAAATCAAAACCACCACTTAAAATCTTTCCTAAAGTAGTATTCAAAACTTCTGCTGCTTGACGTAATCTTTCTCTAGATGCTGAATCCATTTCAATAGAAGTGTCAGCAAGCATATAGTTCAACTGATTAAGCATTGCTTCTTCTTTAGCAGTACCGTACTCACCAGATTCAAGAACTTGTTTAAGAAGAGGGTTCTGCATCTTTAATGTTTCACGAAACAAATCCATATTTGCTTTAATGTTCTTACGAACAGTAGGATTAGTAGTTTGTTGTAATTGTAAACGAGCAGCATCTTCAACATCAAAATACTTTGCTTTATCTTCAGCAACCTGAACATCTCTCAAATATGTTTCAAGGTCTTTATTCTTAATCATATCTGCTGCTTCAAACCAAGCATAAGAAGATGCACTAAAATCACCAACAGATGGTGCTGCTAGAAAAGCAACCTCACCATATTTTTTAATAGTGTCACCGTTGTTTAAAAACCATTTTTTAACTTCGTCAGTTTTGTTAAAAGCAATTGCTCTTTCTTTTTCTGCACGAGAAACGGTATAAATAAGTTTACCTGGGTTCTTACCCACGTAGATAGCAAGTGCTTCTTCGTAAGGGTTATCTAATCTTGGATTTGGTGCTTGTTGAATCTTCTCATATATGTCAAAGAACTCTTGACGGATAGAAGCAATACCAACATCCTTTAAGAAGTTAGGTACATCTTTACTTTCTTTAACAGTTGGACTAAAAGGAACAGGCATTAAACCTATAAGGTTACGCATAACAACAACGTTATGTGCAGCAATACGAATGTTTTTAATGTACTCATATTTTTCATCAGGGGTAGCATTAGGAGATAATCCTCTACCATGTGCAGCATCATAAGCAATTGCTTGATGTGCAGCAGTTACTTCCTGTTTATCTTTTTCATCAGGTAAATAAATTTTCCACAATCTATCAATAGACGCTGGAACAATTGCTTTACGTAAAGTAATATTATCGCCAATGTTTCCTAACAAAGCATTATCCATACTATCGGCTATTTCTTTACCAGGTTCCCCACCCCAACGACCAAGTATTGACTTAAACAACCAAACATTTGCACCAGCAATAGGACCAGACAGTGTTGGCATTGCTGCATCAGGACCAAAAGATGGGTTAATCTGTGATAAACGAATAGTAAAATCACCAAATAATGGTTGACTATATCCGCTAGTACCACCAGTTAATACTCTTAATGGTTTATCTATTACCTGAAACATTGCGTCATCCATAGGCATAAGCATGTACTTTTGACCTTGTTGGTCTTCATGCATTACACCTGATGCTTCTAAACCTAATGCTGACAAACGCATACGCATCATTGTTCTTAAAGAAACATCTTTCATTCTGTACATACGACGAATAAAGTCTTCAGTTGCACGATAAAAACGTGCACCGTTTCTTAAACTGAATGCTAATTGGCTACGAATATCTGGGTTATCAACATATTTAACCATCAAATCTGAAGCATCACGTGAAGCAAGTTCAGTAAAGTACTGGTCTGCTAATGCTTCTGCTTTACTTGTTGCCTGCTTAATAGGAGTTTTAGGTTGCATAGCCATTGTCTTAGCAATTACTTCATCAACGTAACCTTTATAGAAACCATTTGTTTTATACTTTTGCATGTTTGCTAAGAACAAAGACATAAAGGCTGGGGTTCTAAACATAGACATAATCTGTCTATCCATGAACTCAAATAGGTTCTTTTCACCTCTAGCAATAATACCTTCAACGTTGTCACCTTTAGGAACAACAGGTGAATATCTACCCTCAGTTGAAATGATATGATTTCTAGTTAAATTATCAAAAGTTGACTTATCTGTTTTAGAAATTGTTGCAGCAAAGTTTCCACCTTTAGTTGTGGAATTTAAATAAGATATTAACTCTGAGTTATATACTTTAAAGTCTGCACTACCGTGTAAAATTTCTCTGATTTGCAGTAACATCATTTCAGCACGGTCTCTAACTACAGCAATATCAGGCATGTTTTGATATTTAATATTACTAATATCTGCTTCAATATAGTTTCTTAAACCTTGAGCATTGGCTGGGTCCAAGAAACGAGCAACCATTTCATCAACAGCGTTACTTAAATCATTAGCAGTTTTCAACCCATTGTTACGCATTGCGTAATTTATTGGGTCTTCTACCTTTAAACCAAAACGTTCAAAAGAGTTTTTAGAACCAGTGGTAAAGAATAAACGGAAATGTTCTAGTTGGCGCCAAACAGTATTTGCTTGGTCTGGCATTGCTTGAAATCTTGCTGTTTCAACAAATTCTTTTTCAAGTTCTTTGAAAGCAAGAGTTAGATTGCTATCTGAAATATCAAGAGCAGTGCTAACTTTTCTACCAACACCAAGCATATGGCTTGCTACACCAGAACTAATAGAATCAATGAAATAAGGATTGTTAGATAAAAATGTTACTAAATGTTTTTTATCATCAGGAGATAATGCTTTACCAGATAATCCAGTAAATCTTGTTATTGCTAAATCTGCTAATTGTTCTCTGGCTTCAAGTTTACCTGCTGCAGTATTAGGATTTGAATTTAAAGCAAACTTTATTATTTGCTCAGTCTCAGCATCAGTTATTAACTCAGGAAGTTTTTGAATTTTTTCCCCAGTTAATGATATTCCTCTAGCAGACTTGGATGCAATAGCATTAATCTTTGTACCAGCAAGACCTTTAAGTGAGAAAAAGTTATGTAATGCTTCTTTAGGTGCATAGTTAACAAAGAAAAATAGTTCATCAACAGTACCACGTACACCAAGTTTAGGGAACAAAGTAAGAACAGACCAAAGATTTGTTATTTCGGTAGAAAATTTACCATTAACAATAGATGAAACTGTGCGCAAATTAGATGTTATGCTTGTATAGTCTTTAAGTTCTTTACTTAATGATAGTTTAGATACGTGTGCTGCAATAGAAACCCAATCTAAATTACCAATTTCACTACTGTAATCCTTTGGTTGAATAGCACCGTCTTTAACAAGATAAGTTCCAGAAGCATCTTTTTCAATACGCCCTAAACTTCCACCTTTTGGTACATAATCATCAGCAACTTTAATTCTTGTGGCTGCTTTACCAATAAATTTTTCGTTAATTATTTCATTTATAAGATTTATACCACTAGGATGATTGCCTAAACCAGTTGAATGAAGAACATCTGTCATCAAACCACGAATTAATGCTACACGTTCACCAACATTAGATGCAACAAACGCTTGGGTTAACCCATCGGCTATACGTTTAGGGTGAACAATTCTAGCAAGTTGATTAAAAGTTGGGGTACTTTCTAAAATCTTTTCATCGCCAACTTGAAGTGGTTTACCAAGTGGATGTCTTGTACCAAATTTAGAAATTTTGGCAAGATAGCCACTCATTTCGTCATCTGCTGCTTTAAATGCAGGATTAGTTTCAGAAAGTTTAATTAATTGTTCAGCACTATCAACATATTTGTAAGTAGCAGCAATCTCACTAACTAATGGGTCAACTTCTTTAGCGTCAGTTGCTTTATTAAAAATTTCATCAAGTTTAGTTCTAACGGTTCTACCAACAATAGACATTTTATTTGCTGTTGCAACCTGTTGGTTACGGTAATAAAGCATTGAGTCTGTTCTACCGTTAATTAAAGCGTTAGGATTACCATGTTCATATGATGAAAAGAATCTTTGCGCAGTTTCTGCATCTTTAACACCTTTAACAGTGCCATCATCAAACTTAGTTAGTTCATCAAGTATCTTGTCATTATTGTATTCAGGAAATTTGTTTGATATATCTCTACGAATCTTTGCTTTTTCGCCAGGGGATGTAGCATTAGCCAAATCATTTAAGTATGGACCAAAAGTATTCCAGTATTCTTTAACTTGTGGACCAAGTTTAGGGTGATTAAACACAGCATTAACTTTAGTTCCTAAAGTTCCGCCTGTTTCGTTGTAAAGTTTTGCAAGTTTAGAACCACCTTTTAAGGCTGGTCCAAAACCTAAAGTCATATAAGTTAATGGGTCTGCAGCAATTTGAAATGTTAAATCATAAATGCCTGATAGTTTATCAAAGGCTTCTTCTTTTGCTGTATTCTTAAAAGGTGTAGCAACATCTTGCCCAAGAAACCCTTTAGCAGCGAAACGACCAACAGAAAATTGTGTACGTTTGTAATCACCTAAGATTTCTGTAAACTTATCTGGGTTGTCGTACATATAGTTTAAAGCAAATTCTAACTCAGGGTTTACGCCACCTTGTTCTTCAATTATTTCACCAGGTGTTAATCCTGAAGTAATACCTCTGGCAAGAACACCCATTCCTGCACCGTATGCTTCGTCCAAAGCAGCAGTTGCGCCTTGGTCATAAATTTTCTTTCCATCCCAGTCTTTACGCCAAACTTTTAAAAGGTCTGGTCTAAATTCTCCTTGAGATGCAGAGTAAATAGCAGCAGGTGCTAAAGATAAAACGTTACTCCATGTTGTTAAAGCACCAATACCCGCTTTAATTGGGTTAGCAAGACTTAAAGCGTTAGTAACTACACGACCAATAGTCCAATCTTTTGGACGTGCCATGTAGTTTGAATTAAAAGTTGATTTAAGCATTTCTTGAATACCAGGGTCAAGGCTATTAAATTCGTCATAGGCTTCTTTATCATCTTTAATATCTAAAAGTTGACGATGCTTAGCGTAAAGTCTGTCCCAAGTTTCAATTTGTTGTTTATCTTTAGGCGGAATACCAGCCTTATATGCAGCAACGCCAAGTTCTGGGCTAATTACTGGAACAATATCACTCCATGAACTAGCCAATTAAAAACCTCTATCAACTAGATAGTTATAAATAGCAGAAATTTCTCCAGTAGAATCATGTGGAATTAATTCTTCAACAACATTAATTAAAGTTTTTTGTTGGTTTTGTGGAAGGTTTAATATTTCACTTCCAGGACCTGCACCAAAATCTGAACCAGCAGTTAAAGGTTCATTTGGTCTTTGGCTTGGTGCTGTTAAAGGAACAATTGGTGCAACAGTTGAACGTCTAACGTCCATTGGGTTTACACTAAGATTAGGACCTGCAGACATAGGTGCACCTTGTTGAAGGCCCATAAGTTCTTGACCTTCACCATATGAACCACCACTCATATAACGCTGTGGTTGTCTAGAAACATTTAAATCAGTTCTTTTGGAATTACTACCAGGACCTGATACTTGTTCTCTAATTGCCATTAATCTTCGTCCTCATCAAATTCTTTATCATCTAGTTGAATGTGTGCTGCGTCTAGCATTCCTTTAAGTTTCCAATTTGGAGACTTACCGTCATCTATTACGTGCAAAAAATATTTTCCTTCAGAATTAATCATTTCAACAACTGTTATGACGGCTGTTGCCATACCACCCAATGGGTGTAGGTCTTGCACAAAGCCATTTAACGAATCTTGAAACATTTTTACGTAATCAGATTGTGTACGCTTTGCCATTTTATCCCGCTAACTGTCCCATAATTCCTGCTAAATCTGGAGGTAGGGCTCCAGCAGGACCACCAGCGGGAGCGCTTGGAGGGGACGGTTGCGCTACAACCTGCTGTGAAGGAGCGGCAGCCTCTGCTGGAGTAGGTTGTTGAGGTTCAAATGCTTGCTTAACAGAATCTTCAATAGAAATACCATTGCGGCGTTTATCAATTATATCAGCAAATTTACCTAACAAAACAGAAACATCTTGTCCTGTAGCAATCATTTCAGGGATTGCACCAGCAGCAGCGTTAACTGCACGATTCAAATTATCACGCATCTTTTGTATATCAATGCGTTCTTGTTCTTTACTTACGTTAACAGACCATGGTAATTCACTCATTACAAATTCTTTAGATACAAGGTCCCCGCCTAGGGCTTGTAGTGAAAAGATTAATGCACGAGATGGGTCAAGTCCTGCCATTAAACCGTAACGAACTTCTACAGTGTAATCGCCTTTAATGTCTCTAGTTGGATTGTATTTAAGTTCATAAGGTGAACCATCATTGTATCCGCGAACGTTCTTATCAAATGGAAAAATCTTTTCATCAATGCGTAAACATAGACTTAATACGTCTTCAAATGTTTGAGTAAATATTTGTTGGCTTGCTTTGATTTGTGAATCAAAAGCACCAAGTAACGCTTGGACGCCTTGACCAGTAATGATGCTGGCATCAATGTTGCCAGTTCTACCTTCTGGATAACGTGCGCCCAAACGCATTTCCTGTTGCAACACTGCCTGTTCAGTAAATGCTGCGTTTGGTAAATCTAAACCGACTCTTCTAATTAGTTGAGGGTTTTGACTTCTCAAAACTGCGTCGGGACCAAATGCTAATTCTTGAACATCGTTAGGCAATGCCAACGGAGCCTGAACAGATTTCTCTGCTGCTTCTAATGCTAGTAAAGAAAAACGTGCACGAGCAAGTTGCACCCAAACAACATCATCAAACTGTCCACGTGGTTCTTCATCAATACTTGCACGACGTGCAACACGCACCATAATCTCACCAAGAGGGTTAGGTGTGCGTTTTAAAACAAGATTAGTTCTTTCAGGAAGATACAAAAGAATTTGGTCGTCATCTTCGTAACGAACCATTTCAAGTAACGAATACAAATCAGTCATATCACGACCCATAGGTCCAATGATTTGATTTTCGTATTCAGGGAACTCTGCAATTAACTCTGCAATAGTTTTAACATATCTACGTGCGTAAGAAGTTACGCGACCAAAACGGTCAAACTCTGGGTATGCACCCAGAGGGTTATCGACACGGATGCGGGGCTGATTATCTTTAACATCTAATTCTACGACGATTGGCAAAAAGCCATATGTAAGAAACCAGTCAGCCCCTGTATACATCTGTGTCTGCAGCCGTGATGATTGAGCATAAAAATTTACAATCATGCTGCGTTTATCTGCCTGCGCCTTAGCGCGGTCAGAATTTATGTTAACTGTTGCACAGTTAAAACTAGGGAGAGGGGCAAGTACTTCTGCTAAATCTCGTGCTGCAACATCGATGAAGTTAGCAATCATTGGTGAAGGCATACCTTCAGGGAAAAAGTCTGGATAAACGTTAGATATTTCGCCACGACGAACAGACAAAACATTTGCCATACGCACATCGCGACCTTGGTTACGACGCTTTAACGCCTCAACCTTATCTGCAATTTGTTGCACATCAAGTGCCATTCAAACTCCTATAAATATTGTTCACTGTGCTGCGCCGCAGCCAGTTCATCTAAATTCACAACACCACGTTGAGAAATGTTTTTCTTAGTTGCATAACGATTATATGAATGATTCTGCATATAACCTGATTGTTGAATTAATTCTTTAAAACGAATCTCGGCAAACCATAAAGCCATAACGCAATCAGTTTTTTGAGACTTTTTAGCACTAGGGTCCCAAGTAATTAATTGCTCAATAAGAGCCTTAACATGCTCATTACCTTCAGTACTTGGAAGTTTAAGAAGATTATCTTTTTGGAACTTACCATCACGTTCAGTACCAAACAAAGCAGCCATAGATGCTACACCAAAAGATTCATCCCACTTATTCTTACCAGTGAAATGGGGTCTTAACTGAACACCACGAGAACCAAGCCATTGGTTAAGTTCAGTGTCTAAAGCATAAGATTTTTGGTGGGCGTTAATTTCTATACGCAACTCGTTAGGCTGATACTTAACAGTCCAGTCTTCAAACAGACTTCGAATTTTTTGAGGATTAGGGTCAACCATGTTACACACATCAAGAATCCAACGCTCATGAGTATCCCTATCAAAAGCAATACACACAGCAGCAGTGTTACCAGTCATAGCAGGGTCAACACCTATAACGGTGTAATAGTTACCACGCTCATAAGGATGACCTGGGGCACCAAACTTTAAAGTACCAACTTTGCGTCTACCATCAAT